TGTTATTGTAGATGTAGCCTGTTGCGCCCGCAGCGATGAATAACTGCGTGCCATTATCAACCATATTAACCGGGCTTGCGCCCGAGACCGCGCCGAGTTCAGTATACGACCACTCATCGTCGATCTGATATAGCTTGGTGCCTGCGACAACGTAGCCGTAGTCGCCATACGCCCACATGCCTCGGATGGGGCCTGTCGGGAACGTCGCGAGCAGCCGCAACCCCGGCGCGCGCTGAAGCCACGCCGCCTCTTTGCCGGCTTCAGGGATAACCTCCGGGTAGAGATTGACCATGCGCGCATCGGCCGCATTCGGGCTGCGCGTCACATAGCTGGACCCGAGGATGGGGGTCTTCATTAGACTTGACCCCCGCACAAGACAGGGTTAATATTAACCGCATGACACTTGAGCGACTGCGCGAACTTCTCTATTACGACCCAAACACCGGGTTGTTTACGTGGGCTAAAACACGGCGTGGATGTAGACTTGGAGATGTAGTCGGTTGTCGGATGAAACACGACTACATAGGCATTCGGCTTGATAATGTTTTGTATTTGGCGCATCGATTGGCGTGGTTCTATTCTTACGGCAAATGGCCAGTCGATCAAATTGACCACATAAACGGCGATAGAACGGATAACCGGTTGATAAATTTGCGTGAAGCCACAAACGCTGAAAACGCTCAGAACAAACGAATTAGAGCGGGCAAAAGCGGTTTTTGTGGCGTTCGTAAAGAAAATAGCAAATGGCTGGCCGAAATAAAGGTTAACTACAAACCTATACGTATAGGTTTGTTCAATACGCCGGAAGAAGCGCATCAAGCCTATATTGCTGCCAAACGCAAATTTCATAAGGCCTCCATGCTGTAAGTCATTGAATTATCAGTAATTTCCTGCGTATACATTGAACCTTTGCCTGGTCCTTACAATGCTGTAGGGCAGCGCCATGATGTCGTCGGGGTTGTTGATGCGCTTCAGATTGCGCTTGCTATACATGGCAATGCGCTGCACCTGCGCTGACGGCTCGATACCGAACTCAGGCGCGATTTCGCAGGCCAGATTATACCGGAACGCCCGTAGATAGCCCGGCGGGAAAGTCAACGGCGTGGCGAGGCCAGCCGGCCTTGTCAGTTCCTCGACCGAAATAAAATGCCACTCCAGAAGCCGCAAGGGCTTCGGGTAGACATACATTTCGATATCAGGGAACGTATTGTTGACCCAGATGACCTGCGGATAGGTACTGGTCACAGTCTTGACGGCGATGCCGTCATACTGCTGCTGGTTTATGAACTTGATGCCGTAAGAGACGTTGGTCTGCGGATCGCGGAAATAGGTGGCGTCGTCCAGAAGCACCGGACGGTTGCCTACGAAATCTCCGGTCGGGCCAAGCGTCCGGTTAAGAACGCCTGATGGCCAGTTAAAAACCTGATCCTGTGTCGAAAATACCGACAGCCGCTCGGTGTTCCACGAGTCGATCATCTGATTCAGCGCTGTCAGAGCGTCCTGCGACGTTTCGGCCGAGGGAGTTTCGCCCTCTGCGAGGACGCCCAGAAGTCTCAGTGCTCCGTTGATCTGCTCGCCCGCTGTCGTTGTCATCCGGCTCGAACCTCTCCCAGCCGTTCTCTTCGTCGGCTTCGGCTTCAAGATGCATAGTTGCGATCTTCACCCCATGAATGGGATGCCGCAAATAGATTACAGCCATTTTTCACCTATGGTAAGGGCCAGCCGGCCCGTAGGCCGGCCGTAGAGTTAAAATCAGGAAACGGTAAAGTTCAGCCGGTAAACCGGGAACGTAACCGTGTTGGCGAGCGTGCCAGAGACCGTTGCGCGGATACGGATACGGTCGCCCGACGCGACTACCAGATTGGCGGCCGTGCCGTTAAGCGTAAGCGAACGCACAGTATTCGCAGCGAGCCCCGTGCCGCCCGTCGCCTTGGTCGTGTTGGCGTCAGTCGCCGCCAGCATAGCTGCCGTTCCCGAACCAGCCTGGCCAAGGTTGGTAATCGAAAACGTGATGTAGTTCGTGTCATTCGCCGTCAGCGCGTCAACACCCGAGAACAGCGCCGATGTCAGCACGCCCGCAGCCGGTGCGATCATGAAGACATCGTTCGTGCCTGCGGTAGTAACGGCAATCGTCGCGCCCTGCTGGCTCATAGACAAGCCGCTGGCGATATTGGACGCAACCTTGGCTGTTGAGTCGATAGTAGAGCCGGTAACAGTGCCTCCACTGATCGCTGCACCTGAAATGGTCGTGCCACTTACAAGCTCAGGATCAGAGAAGGCAACGCCGATAGCTTTTGTATTAGGCATTGCCTTCTCCTGTTATTAACCGATGCGGTAGATCGTGAAAGCCGACGTGCCGGTCTTACGGAAACGGAATCGCGCCGAAGCCGGAAACGTAGCCGTAGCCGAATCCGCAACGACCGCGTTGCCGACAATCGTGTTGCCGGAGCCCGCGCCAAACGTCACGTCGTTACCGTTGTCGTCGCCAAGGTTGATGACGACAACATCGAACGCCGAATTGACTTTCAGGCTCGGGAAAGCCGCGTCAATAAGCGCGCCCGTCGGGAACGTGTAGGTGCCCGCCGATGTGCTACCCGGATCGACCGTAATGATACCGTTAGCTAGATTGTCGACCGTGACCGTGACCGTCGCGCCCGTCAGCGCGCTCGGAGCGGGCTGCGGAAAAATCAGCGGCTCGGTAAGCGCGCCAGCGCCGACCTGATAGCCGCCCGTTCCCTGCGAAAGCGGCGGGGTCGGGCCAAAGGATTCGAGCGGGTAAGACGCGCCCTGAGTAGTGATAGCCATGGTTCAGAACTCCTTGAATTGAGAAGAGCGGCCCGAAGGCCGCCCTGTTAGCCCCAAAGACGGACGGCCATCTGCGGACGGATGACGCTGTAGCCATACAGAACGTCAATACGGCAGGGCAGTCGGTCGTTATTGATGTCGTACTGACGAACAATGCGGAGCGAGATGCCGTTATGGACTTGGCGCGACGCCATATCGACGCCCTGCGGCATAAGCAGGTCGGCGGTGGCGAACGCGATGGCGTCACGATGATAGATCAGGTTCTGCGGATACTGCGTCGAAGCAGAGCCATAGAACGTGACAGCCTTACCGGAAACCGGCAGAGCGTCGACCGTGGCGAGAGCCTGGCCAGCCGAATACATCGCCGGGACAGTGACCGAAGCCGTGGTGGACGCCGTAACGTCAGCCAGAGCAACGAACTGGAACAGCGAGCCGGTGGACTCACGGGTCTGCGGGTTGACGGCGTAGCAGTCAGCGATGGTGAACACGTCGCCGGCCTTGATCGTCGTCGAACCGAGGCCCGTCAGGACGATGGTCGTCGAACCTTCGGTCGTGACCGAGGTGCTGACCGTCACGGTGCCGGCGCGAGAGCCAGTCGTAAACTGCTTGATCGACTGCGACATATTCAGCTCGTCATAGCCGAGGATGCCTTCGCCGAACATGCCGTTCTTGAACTGCTTCGAGATGGCCGAGACCGGGTTGAAGAGACCCTTCATGCCCTCGATCAGCGCGGCGTTCGCAGCCGGGTTGACCGTCGCGTAGCGCGGCGACATGACGGCGGCGTTCTCGTTCAGCTTCTGCTGAGCCTGAAGCAGGACGAGCGACGTGGCCGGCGTCGTGCCGGGCGTGCCGACCGAGTTGCCGATATACTTGAAGCTGTTCGCAACGTCCGCGTCGATAGAAGCGGCAAGCTGCGAAATACGAGGCTTGAGAACGCGGTCGGCGAAATCGTCCAACTGCATCGTCAGCTCGGCGGTCGTGAAGTTGACGCCGATGTGCTTCTGGCTGGAGACCGCGAGCGTGGTGTACTGCTCGTTGTCGTCCTGAACCTGAAGCGCCGCGCCGTCCGTGACCAGAGCGCGGTCGGGCAGACGGATGCGGAGGGTCGAGCCAATCTTGGCGCCTTCGACGGCGAAGCTGTCGTCATACTGGCGGTTTACGGTGCGGGTCAGGACAAGATTATTCTCAAGGATTTCAAGGGCCTTGCGAGTAATCATGTCAATCGTAAGAAGCGAATTGCTCACGGTTGAGTTCCTTATCTACGTTGTGCTTCCAGCTTCTTGATCTGCCGCAGCCGCTCCGCTTCGATCCATTCCGACGTGGACATGGACTTTAACGATCTCGGGTCCGTCGTGTCATACGCCGGAGTTCCCGAAGAACGAGCCGCAACAGGCGCAATCGGCGCTGGAGCGGATGATGTCTTCTTGACCGGCGGATTGACAGCCAGTTTGGCCTCAATTGTGCCGATCTCCTTTGCCTGCAAGATTGGCGGCAAGCTGGAGATCCGTCGGGCTTCTGCCGGGTTGGACCCTAGCCAATAGATGACTTCGGGGCCAATCTCAGACGCCTGAATGGCCTGAGCCATAAAGTCCGTTACGGGGAGACTCGGGTTATAGGCGACCTGTTCAAAGTCGTCGTATCGGTCCCGAATTGCCTCTTCGCGGTCTCTATATGCCTCAACGATAGCTTCCTGCTGCTTTGCGGCCTCGCGCTTCGCCAAAAGCTCCTGAGCCTTCTGCTCAGCCAATGCCTCGGCATACTGCTGAGCGGTCTCAAAATCATTCGGGTCCGCAGGAGGGGTTACGGGCTTTTGAGCCTGTAACTCCGCGAGCTTTTGGGTTTGCTCTCGTTCCCACTTACGCTGTTCTCTTGCAAGGCGCTTGCTTACAATCGCGTCCAACTCTTCCTGAGTGAACGATTTTGTAGGCTGCTGTTCCTCCGGCGTCTCTACAGCGGGCTCCGGTGCTGCCGTGGCTTCCGGTTCCGGCGCGGGGCTGATCTCCGCTACAGCCTGTTCTTCGTCAGACATTACGTCTCCCATACCTAGCTGTCCGGCTAGTCGGTCCGTCTACATTAGACGCTCAAGTCGTTGGCGTCAATGAACATCTGATCCACCTGCTCGCTCGTCAGCCCAAGC